GCTCTCCTGAAGTTGCTGCGTTGCTTGAGTTCACCGCCGGGTTCAAGGCTAGCGTCAAGCCCGAAGATGATCAAGGTTCGTGGGGAGCGGTTGCCGTTGGCTCGCTAAGTCGTAAGATGGACATCTATGTTGATCCTTACTTCATCCGAAACGTCGTTTTGGTTGGACGCAAGGGAACTAGCTTCCTGGAAAGCGGCTATGTGTACGCTCCATATGTGCCACTACAGGTCACACCAACTATCTTCGGTACCGAAGACTTCGTGCCTCGCAAGGGCGTGATGACTCGCTATGCGAAGAAGATGGTCCGTCCTGATATGTACGGTCTTGTTGTATGCTTCGATCTCGCTGGCTAATGTAAATTAGCTACAGGTTGAATAACAACGCAGAGAACCTCGTCCTAGTGGCGAGGTTTTTTGTTTTTATATGCTGTCAATTTAGATTAAAACTACTTACTAAGACAAAGTGTCTAAAAATACATCTACGAGGATTCTTTAATGCCTGTAAACTTACAACCATCAAGTCAAACAAGCGCCCTAGTGCTACCTTCAACTGGAACTCATTCTGATGTTGCTGGAGTTTTAGCATATGGTATTTACAGTGGCTCAGAAAGCTTCATTAGCGGCGCTGTAGATCAAGTTACATATGTTTACAATAAATTGGGTGGTAACGTTTTAGATTTAGAAATACAACCAAAAAATGTTTATAATGCTTACGAAGAGTCTTGTTTAGAATACTCTTATCTTGTGAATACTCATCAGGCAAAAAATGTTTTATCTGATATGCTAGGTAATACCACAGGGACATTTGATCAAGATGGTGAATTAAGTGGAACATATCAAACAAAAGCAAACTTAAAATTTCCTAGGTTCCAACTTGGGTATGCTACTCACATTGGTCGAGGTGCAGGACTCCATGCTTCTGTCGGAGCCACCCAGACAATCTATTCTGCTTCGTTTTCTGCCTCTAGAGATGTTCAAGATTATGATTTACAGGCCATAATCTATAGCTCCTCTCTGGAATCAGACAAGCCTTATTATAATAAGATTGGTTCTAGCTCAATAACAATTCATGAGGTGTATTACAAAACACCCAGAGCATCCTGGCGATTCTTTGGTGGAACAACTGTTGGCACTGTTGGAAACCTGTCAACATATGGAATGTATGCTGACGATGCCAACTTCCAAATTGTACCTGCTTGGCAAAATGTTCTACAAGCCTATGCTTATGAAGAAGATATGAATGTCAGAGCTTCTCATTACTCATTTGAGATTAACAATAACAAACTAAGAATTTATCCTACACCTGATGGAACTAATCCAGACAAGTTCTGGGTCAGGTTCAGAACGGCTGAGGACGCTTTCGATGAAGAGGCTGATAGAAAATATGGTGCTGATGGCGTTAACAATATGAATGCATTGCCGTTCCCAAATATTCCTTATGAAAATATTAATAGCATAGGGAAGCAGTGGATTAGAAGATTTGCACTCGCTCTCACTAAAGAGGTGCTAGGACAAGTCCGGTCAAAGCTAGGATCAATTCCTATACCAGGCAACGACGTTACTTTGAATGGGCCAGCACTTATCTCTGAGGCTAAAGAAGAACAAAACACACTTAGAGATGAACTTAAGACTGTTCTGGATGAAATGGTATATGGTAAGCTTGCCGAGGGGGATGCTGCAATGCAGGATAGTATTAACAATGTTTTCAAAAACATCCCACACGGTATTTATGTGGGTTAAGTAAATGGCTGACAAAAGAAACACCTGGACACAACCAACATCTCCGCCGCCTCCTTTGTTTGTAGGAAAGGCTGAGAGAAATTTTGTTAAACAAATAAATGACGAAGTTGTTGAGAAGATTGTTGGGCAGCAAGTATTATATTATCCTATAGATATGGAAAGAACAAACTTTCACCCACTTTATGGTGAGGCTATAAATAAAACATTTCTTCCACCTGTAAGGATCTATGCTTTAGTTGAGTATGTTGGATCAGACCGGGTTCAACAGAAATATGGTTTTGATAATCTGTATAATATAAATGTACACACGCACAAGAGAAGGCTTGTTGAAGATCAGAACTTATTCGCCCGACTTGGGGACTTCATGCAATACGACGATATGTATTTTGAAATAGTGGACCTTTTTGAGCCTCGTTATATTTTTGGACAAGACAGTGCATTTACAAACGACGAAACATCTATGGAAGTAACCTTGGTGGGTAAGCAAGCTAGAAGAGGATTATTCAATGCCGATTAGAACACCTGTAAACGTTCAACCCAGTGCATCATATTCTTTAGCTCCTTCAAGTATAGAGGACATAGATTTTGCTGTATATAAATTTGTAGACGAGAGATTAAATATTTCCGTAGACACAAACGAGGGATGGGAAAAAGTACCAGTTCTGTATTCTTTGCCCGAAAGAGCTTACCAGATTAAGAATGACCCTGGCTTAAGACCCAATGGAAGAACTTTGATATACCCGTTGATTTCTATAAATAAGAATAGTGTTGTGCAGAATCCTGCAAACAAAGGAATCTATGGACTTAATGTTCCTCCGTACTTTGATTACTATGATAGGGGCGGCTCAATAGCTATTGCTCGTCAGGTTGAACAAGAGCAGACACAAAAGTTTGCCAATGCAAATGCCATTCGTAAATCTACTGGCGGACAAGACAAAAACCGTCAAACCTTTCCGGGCAAAAACAAAAACATTGTCTATGAGACACTTCTTATCCCAATGCCCACGTTTGTAGAGATGACTTATGCTATCGATATTGTTACCGAGTATCAACAGCAAATGAACCAAATATTGACAAAGTTTCACACCTTCTCAGGGGACCCAAGTGTCTTCAAGGTGTCTCACGAAAGAAATTCTTATGAAGCTTTCCTAGATCCAAACTACACCATAGATTTCAAGGCTGATGGATTAGATGTCACAGAAAGAATATTTACGACAACTTTGTCACTAAAGGTTCTTGGCTATCTAGTTGGCGACAGAGACAATCAAAACACCCCTATTACAGTCAAGAGACAAAGCGCAGCAAAAATAAGGTTTTCTAGGGAAAGATCTATGCTGGACGAGGAACCAGAATTTCAGGCTGGACGAAAAGATAAGTATAGACCTTAAACTGCAAGGAGTTTAGAGGTTTGCGTTACTATTTATTATTAGCAATCGTGCGTAACGATTAAATAATTTTGTTAGCTTAAGAGGAGAACAAAGAAAAAATGGCGAACGATCCCACAAGCAAGTTCAAGTTTATTTCACCTGGTGTATTCGTAGATGAGATAGACAACAGCCAACTTCCTGCCACCCAGGCAGCAGTTGGACCTATGGTTATTGGTAGAGCAGCGAAAGGACCAGCAATGGTACCTCAAACTGTAAGTTCTTTTTCTGAGTTTGTTGATCTGTTTGGAAATCCCCAAGCCGGCAATGAGGCAGGAGACATTTCTAGATACGGCAATACGCTAGGTGCAACATATGGACCTTACGCTGCCCAAGCGTGGTTGAGAAACAATAGCACCCTTACTTTTATGCGTACAGTTGGTGTTCAAGATCCAAACGTCACAACAGGCTTTGCTGGTTTCAAAGCTGGTACTCTTAGTTCTGATCCGTCTGCTGGTGGTGCTTTTGGTCTCTTCTTGTGGCCATCAGGCACACTCAACTCAGCGATCAATCAGGGCGCACCAGTTACTGGCGCTCTCGCAGCCGTGTTTTATAATGCCGCTGGACGTGTTCTTTTGTCTGGAACAAGAGCAGATAGTGTTGTAACCGCATCTGCTTGTGAACTTTACACGACAAATGCCAACGGCGACATCGATTTGTTGGTATCAAAGAACGGAACCTTCAGTGCCCTTGAGAAAGTCACTGTTAGCTTGGTTTCTGGTAAAAACAATTTCATCCGTAATGTTCTTAACACCAATCCAACGGTAACAAACGAAAACATTACTCGTCGTAGCACAGCATCTTCCAGTCAAGGTGGAAGAATGTGGCTTGGTGAAACTTTTGAAACTGCTCTTGGACCAAGAATGCAGGCATCATTGGGCGAGTTGGTCGCATCTGGAGCGGCTGGTAACGCTGCGGTTTCGCAAACAACCGCTTGGGCTGCGATTCTTCCCCTTCGTAACCAGGCAACAACTACTGAAGTAGCAAATGACTTCCAGTTTGGTGCCACTAAGGGCACTACAGGATTTTACTTCTCTCAGCAGCTTGCACAAGGTGATGCCGCAGCGGAGTATGACGCAACGCTTCAGCAGCAACTTTTCCGTTTTGAGGCGTTGACTGCTGGCGAGTGGGTACAAAACACTATTAAGGTATCAATTGAGAAAATCAAGGCTCCTCGTGGAGACTTTGAACAGTTTGGATCTTTCAGTGTTGTTGTCCGTGATCTTCAAGATAGCGACAACAAGCCAACTATTCTGGAAAGATACGATAACTGTAACCTAAATCCTGCTTCTCAAAACTATCTCGCCAGAAAGATTGGCGATAAGTATGTTGAGTATGACTCAACTGAAAAGAGAAACAGAGAATACGGTCAATACGCTAATAAGTCTAAGTATATCCGTGTTGAAATGGACGGTGATGTAGAAGCTGGTGCAACAACACCAGAACTTCTTCCTTTCGGCGTCTTTGGACCTCTTACATACCGCTCGGTCTCAATTTTGAGTGCCTCAAGTGGTCTTGTAAGTGTCACTGGTACCGCCCAGGCAGCTATTGGTACTAATGCCCTTAGTCAGTCTCGTGGGCAGATCGCCTCGATGATTGATGGCGGCGATGGAAACCGATTTGGACACATGGGTGGCTACAGTGGCACAGTCGCAAACCTAGACGGCGCTGCTGCTGGACCCGGACTTATTGCGGGTCTTGGCGGACAAGGTGGCTTGACTGCATCTGTGGTCTTCCCGTCTGTTCCTCTCCGTAAGCAAGATTCTTGGGGAACTCCTAAGAACCTTGAGTACACATATTGGGGAGCTTGGACTGGTAAGACAACCCGAGACACTACGTTTAACCCAAGTGTTCTTGATATGATCAAGGTTCGTCCAAAAGGTCTACAATCAAACCCCTCCAGCACCGATCGTGATCTCCAGAACAGTCCGGCTCAATTTAGAGCACAGGATGATCCTTTGGTTATCTCCTGGCACTTTAGCTTGGATGATCTTTCGGGATCTTCCGGCGAAGGATTTGAGTTTGTTTCTGGTTCACGCCAGTTAGTTGGAACATCTGGTCAGAGTTATACCGCTGCTCAGACATCTTACTCGGCATCTCTTGCTGCTGGACTAGATCGTTTTACAACGGTCCTGCACGGTGGCTTTGACGGCTTCGATGTCACTGAGAAAGACCCCTTTAGAAATACAGGGTTTAGTTCGGCAACAAACGAGAAGACCTCTTATCAGTTGCACACTCTGAAGAGAGCAGTAAATATTGTTTCTGACCCAGAGGACGCACAATATAACGTTATTACATTGCCTGGCATCATTCAGAACAATGTTACTCAACACTTGATTGATATCACAGAGGATCGTGCTGATTCTTTGGCAATCATTGACATTGATAACATTTATACGCCAGACTCTGAAGGAACACAAAGTGTTTCTGCAAGAAACGCTGCAACAGTTAAGCAAGCTTCTGACACTCTTAAAGATAGAAATATCAATAACAGTTATGCTGCTGCTTATGCACCTTGGGTTATGATCCAAGATAACATTAACGCAAGAAGCGTGTGGGTACCGCCTTCGGTAGCTGCCCTTGGAGTGCTCTCGAGCACAGACAAGAAGCAGGGACCTTGGTTCGCCCCCGCAGGCTTCACTCGTGGTGGACTCACAGAAGGTGCCGCTGGCTTGCCAGTGTTGGATGTTTCTAGAAAATACACACAAGAAAACAGAGATGACCTTTATGAGGCAAACATTAACCCAATCGCTAAGTTCCCTGCTGAAGGAATCGTGGTCTTCGGACAAAAAACACTCCAGCAGACAGCCTCGGCGCTTGATAGAATTAATGTTCGTCGCTTGATGATCTATCTCAAGCGTGAAATTTCATTCATTGCTTCAAGGCTCTTGTTTGATCCTAACGTCCAAACAACTTGGGATAGGTTCAGACGCCAAGCTTCTGTTGTGCTTAATGATGTTAAGTCTAGATTTGGAATTGATGAATTCCGTCTCGTTCTCGATTCAACGACAACGACTCCGGACTTAGTTGACCAAAACATTATTTATGCCAAACTGTTGGTCAAGCCGACTCGTGCGGTTGAGTTCTTCGCCATTGACTTTGTTGTTACAAACAGTGGTGCGAGTTTTGAGGATTAAAATTTAGTTTCATAGCTACTTATTAAGGGAGAAATATAAAAATGGCAATCAGTTGGGCTCAAGCCGGAGTTGATCCAAAAAGAAGATTTAAGTTTAAACTTAAGCTAGGTGAGGTGGCAGAGTACTATGTCAAAACGGCAACGATGCCCAAGGCAAACGTTTCCACAATAGAACATAGCTACTTTGATTACAATTTTAAGTTCCCAGGTCGTGTTACTTGGGATCCGATTACGGTAACAATGGTTGCTCCGTCTAGAGGAATTGAAGACCCAACAGACTTGCTATATTTCTATTTTGAGCAAGCCGGGTACTTCTTCCCGGATGAGACCGGTGGTGAGTCGGTATCTCTTTCTAAGCAGGGTTTTGCCGATGCTTTTGGCGGAGACCCTCAGCTACAGTTGATGGATGGATTTGGGTCAATCATTGAAGAGTGGACTCTCCGTAATGCTTTCTTAACAAATGTAGATTACGGTGGTAGTTTAGATTATACATCAGATGAAATGCTTGAGCTTTCAATGGAAATCTCATTTGATTGGGCACAAAAAACACAATCAGACCTCTAGATTAATCATCCGATAATTGTTTTTAAAGAAAGGTTTTAACATATGAGCAGAAATGAAGGACGCTTCAGTGCAGCCGAGGGATTCCCGACTCCAGAGGACGAGGGAACTTCGGCTGTTGCTGCATCTGCGGCAGGTTCGCAGTTTAATTGGGCACTACCCACAGAATTTGTAGAATTACCAAGTAAAGGTAAGTTTTACCCACCAGGACATGCTCTCCATAATGAGACAACGGTGGAGATAAAGTATATGACCGCAAAAGAAGAGGATATCCTAACGGATCGTGCTCTTCTTAAGAAGGGCATAGCAATTGATCGAGTCTTAGAGAACTTGATTGTAGATCAAAAAATTAAACTTGATGATCTTTTGATCGGGGATAAGAATGCGATTCTCGTAAAGGCAAGAACCACAGGATACGGTTCAGACTATAAAACACGAGTGGTGTGCCCAAATTGTCTTGAAACTTCTGAACACTCATTTGATCTAGAGGAATTAGGACATGTTGATTTTGAAGATTCCCTAGAACAAGAGGAGATTGAACTAACAGAGAACAACACACTTAGAGTGACACTTCCGATGTCAAAAGTAATGCTTGAGTGTCGTATGCTAAACAGTAAGGATGAATCCTCTATCTCCAAAAAAGCACTACGAAACGACCGTAAGAATGAAGCGTCAACAACTCTCACAACACAACTGGGATTGTTGATTGTTTCTGTGAACGGCGACACCGATAAGCTTACGAAAGCTAGGTTCATTGCGGCGATGCCGGCTAGAGACTCTCGCTACCTAAGAACCATTATGGAAAAAGTTACTCCTAACGTCGATATGAGACAAGAGTTTGACTGTGAGGCTTGCGGCACGACGTCGGTACTGGAGGTGCCGCTTAATGCGGACTTTTTTTGGCCTAAGTGACGAATACGCTGAATCAATCTACGAAGAAT